GTGTTTCTTCGCTTGAAGATCCTTTAGCTTTTGCAGACGAACTTTGATGTCTTCCATCATGCTCCTTTGCTACTGTTGTAAAATCGTACTTTAAGTTATCGATTTTTACTTCTACAAACTCTCCTCTATTCGAGTTGTTTGCAGCCTTCTTTACATCATCAAAGAGTTCGATCATTTGAAAATGACACTCTCCATTGATAATTCTTTTAAATTTTGTCATAGTTTTTAATTTTTTTCAACTTCTTTTTCTATCAAAAAATCTATATACTGTTTAGCTTTTTTAAGATCTTCTACTCCATTTTTTAATCTCCACCTGGAAATATATTTAATTACATTGCCTTCGCAGAAATTTAATTTGTTTGCAATAATGAAATCAATAGGCTCTATCTTATTCATTATGTAATGCACAGGTTGTTTAATTTTATCTGTCATAAGTTTTTTTAGCAAGGTGGGGAAAACGGAAAGGGAAAAAAAACCCCACCCTGCTTGATACCCTTTAGCCTAAGTTAAAAGGTATATTCGTTATTACCACCATCATTAGATTTTGCAATGTTGTTTTTACTTGCTCCACTTGGTGTTAAAATTATAGTCAACTCTCCTGCTTTTAATTTGCCGTCTTGATCTTTAGACGGAAAGGCAGCCTGGTTGTACCATTTACCATTAATGTTTACTCCAATGGTCCAGTTCTTATCTGGATGTTTCATATTTTTTGGACCAACATATATAGGAAGTTTATCTTCTGGTGACTTCCAATCTGGGTTCTTGGTTAAGTTAATGTATATTTTTTCGGATTGATTATCCATGTTTACTCCTTGGTTATATCAACTATTGTTGATTATTGTTTAGTTTTACCTCATGCTCACGAGTATGTTTCATTACTTGCTCGAATGCTTTAAGGTTATTTTTTTTAAGATACATAACTTGATCTCTAACTAAATCTTTAACTGCAGACAATTGTCTTGAAGTTGTTGTGTCAGAAATATCTTTTATTATATCTTCTACATTTACCTCATCATCAAGGTAGGTAGGTTCTTCTTTAGATTGCTCTACAGAATTTTCTTCAAAGGGTGCTGCGTTATAACCATCTTCTAAATCCATTCCTGTTTTTAAGTTTAACGCATTTAAAAACGCATACTTTCTACTGTATGACATTGCTTGACCTGTTCCGTATTTATCAAGACCACCCATGGCAGTACATCCATCCACTATAATAAAATTTTTTGGATCATCGATGTCTGTTATTTTCATAGTACAAGTTACAATTACACATTTAGGTGTAACATCTGTAACATAGTTACAAGTCGCATATAATCTATTTTCTAATAGAGCTGCCATTGCAACTCTTTGCACATCATCATGTAATAAAGGATTAAATGGCATTCCTTTTACCTTGCTTGCTTTTTTTACACCACTCGCATGATTACAAGCATTGTAAAGTTTTTCGTATATATTTTTCATATTTTTTTTATTTATTGTGTACACATTAGTTTCACTACTCATATTTTATTCCCCATAGTTTGGTTATTAGTTGTTTTTGTTCATCTGCTAAATCTTTATAATAAAAGAAATGATTAAGATCTGGTGGCTCCATCATCATTGCTAATTTTTCAATGTTGCCTTCACAAAACATAATCATTTTTTCCCATAATAAAATTTTTTCTATCATGATTTTATAAAGATGCTGCAAGTGATCTGCCTTCATTAACTCATGGCTTTGATCAAAGATAATATAATCTTTGTCATTAACATATACCAAGTAAGGTATCTTGTTTGTTGCCATGTAGTAGAACGAAGTTTGTGTAAGGTTTTCAATTGTAGGTTCACTAGGTAGATCTTGAGTAATCATATTCCACTCTTCTTTACCTTTAACCTTCCTTAAATTAGGTGGTTTAGTTTTTAATTCTATAAATTTTGTTTTAGTTTCATAATCTATTCTGCCGATCACAGGTTTAATCATATCAAATTCTTTTAGTTCAACATATCTTTCGCAAACTAATTTTTCTTTTTCAACAATCTGCTGCACAACTTTCTTTGTGATTGGAATACAATCTTCTGCAAACTTAATCATAGCTTCTCTGCCGAACTTATCTTTTGCGTCTACTGGTGGGTTCTTATTGATTGCTTCTTGTTCATCCTTAAAACATTTATTATAATCTTTATCCCATTCAGTTTCTTTTATTGTTTTAGTTTTATAAATTACATCTGCAATTTGTTTCTGGACCACATTGTTTACTAGGTTGCCAAAGTTAGCTTTATATCTAAATGGAAACTTCCTTCTAACTTCTTGAGGGAAAGTATAACCTAATAAATTTTTTGCAAAGGGTGTACTTGTTGATGAATAAGACCAATGATCCAATCCTTCACCACCATTAAATATTGAAAATGCTTTTTCGATTTTTTTATTTTCCATTTTTTGTTAGGTATTACAGGCATTTATTGTAGTTGTCAACGGAAGATTTTATTTATATAACGGAATGAAAATGACTAAAAAAAAACTACCTTATAAAAAGGTGCGCATAATCTGGGTCGACATATGCAGCTCAAGTCAATGGTATGATGATTTATCTGATGTTGATAAGTTTAGTTATACCTGGTGCGAGGATATTGGTTATCTATATTATAAGGATTCTAAAGTAGTAAAAATATTTACTTCATTTTTTTATGATGAGGATAAACTATCTGTTGGAAATATAACTGCGTATCCTAGAGCTGTAGTTAAAAAAATTATATACGAAAAATGACATATTCTGGAATATTTGAAGAAACTGATTGTAAAAAAGAATTAGAAAGAGCCAAAAAATTTATAAAAAAACAAGAAAATATAATTTTTGCGCTTGAAAAAGAAATTGAACAAAAAGAAAATGAAATAAAGGTATTAAAAAATGGCGCGTGATGTTTATGCTTTTAGTAATGGCAAATATTCTGATTGGCACAGAAAATATGACGGCATTGCTTATATTGATGTTGATAGTGTTGAGTGTTGTATGTACTGTTATGAACCACTTGCTATAATTGAGACTTGTTACGATAAAGGTCAAGAATGGAAGGCTACAACCCTCTCAAAGATCATCGCAGAGCGCCTAAACATCCCTTGCTTTTTAGTATTCTATAAAGAATTGACACCAAGTAGCCTAACCTTCCGTATCAAGCGTATAAAGAGCCGTAAGACGCAATTTCAAATCATGAGTGAGGACCAATGGGTCATAATTTTACGATCCTTGCATGACCACCATAAAACAAAATGTAAATCTAAAAAAAGAAAGGATATATAATGAATGTAAGTAGAGGATTTTTACACATAACTTATAAGCTATACCACCACCTGGATTTGGTGGATGGGGAAAGAAAATCACATTGTCTCAATGTATTTTTATCTGTAATGAAATATGCCTGGAAGAAAAATGGATACAAGGCAGGTTTAAGGCATGAAACAATCCATAAAGACACAGGTTTATGCCGGACCACTATCAAATCCTGTCTAGAAACTTTAAATAAACTTAATATTGTAAAGTCTGTTAGGGGTAGATCTGGTAAAACTTATCTTGTAAATGAAACATTTTTGCGAGCCGAGAAACTTTACGAGCCAACCCAGATAGCCGTTAAACCTACACAAGATAGCCGTTTTACGGCTACATTAGAAGAAACAATATCCATTAATAATATAGGTAAAATAGTTAAGAGTTTTGCAGGGGATACTCAGAAGATATTAGATGAATTATCTAAACTCCCCCTTGATGAATTAAAAGCAGAAACTGTTAATGTATATCTATGTAAACAAGCTATTCAACTGAAAGAAGACAGAGAACGAGAAAGCAAAGCGACTTATGTTAATTCTGAAAAAATATTGAGCGCATTGTCCAGGATAAAAAAACAAGCTAATCCAAGATACAGAGAAAAAGTTGAATACAATAAAAGAAATGGGATCAAACCATGGGAAAATAAGTAATGCCTGGAAGAGCGCAGCAGAAAGTTTTTTGCCAGGGATTTACCAGAGCTGGATTGAGAGAAGGTAAGAAAATACCTTGTAGAATGAAAGGTTATCCATTATCTGGTGGTAGGTTATTCAAATGTAAATTTCATGGCTATCAAAACTATGATAAATTTAATAAAGCTAACTACACAGATGAAACAAGAATAAGACAATTATCCAAACTATTACAATTTAAGGATTATACAGATGAACAAATTAAACAATACTATTACACCAAAACAAAACCAAGAATTAATAACAGAGAAAAATCTATCTACCATAGAAGAAAAATTGGTAAACGGAATGACCCTTACAGAAATACTAAACGACAAGCAGTATCCGTTCAGTTTGATGAAGTTCTACGCATACTTGAGAAAAAATCCAGAGTTAGAAATAAGAATACTTGAAGCTAGAAAACTAGGTATCCAAACTTTAATTGATAAACTAATGCAAGTATTTAGCTATCAAGAAATTGAATCTCCAAATGAAGTTTTATGGATCCGAGAAAAAACAAAATTTATTCAATGGGTTGCCGGCAAGGTATCCGATTTATATAGTGATAATAAACCTGTAAAACAAAACATTGATACTAAAATGACTATTTCCTGGGAAGATAACAACGATGATTTGATTGATGTATCCGGGGATATAACAGATATACCCCCAGATAATAAAGATTAAAGTTTTTTAGCAATGTATTGAAATTTAGGATCATGATTAATGTTCCCATGTTTCAATCTCTTTTGATATAGATCTACAATTTTACTTTCATAAGCACGCATAAACAAATTTGCTATATCCCTTGTAGG